TAGGATATATATACCCTTTAATTTCTTTATTTATTTATATTTATATAGAAAAGAAAGTTACAAAGTTACAAATGTATAATATAACTAATAGTACCAATACTTTTAAGTGTAACTTTCTAGGTAATTTTCTCTGTAACCACTAAAAAGAAAGTTACACTTAAAATTTTAAGGAAGTTACATTTTTAAGAAAGTTACACTCTGATGACTACAAAAATTTTAAATCCATATTTTTCTTTTAAAACCTTTTTGAACACCATATTTTCCAAACCTTGATGATTGTTTTATTTTTTCCCATTTATAAAGAGAAGATAGAATTTTATTAATCTCAATACTATCACTCTTTTTTAGATATCTAATATCCATTTTTAAGGCCTCTTCCCATATTTCAGCTACGCATATCTTATCTCTTAAAATCAGATCACTCTCATCATATTGTTTTTTCATGTTTTCATAATCATTTAGATAAGCTCTTCTGCCAAATAAATCCATACTATCCCATGCATCTTTGGGTATTTTCTTATCCAAGTAATCTAAGATAATACCCTTATATACATTATCTTCTGAATGCGAATCTTGTTCTTCTTTTGCAATCTTTTCTGCTTCTTTTGATAAAACTAAACTGTAAAATTCATTCTTTGCAAGCTCGCAAGCCTCAGCCCATATCTGTTCTAATTCATCTTTTAAATCATTAAATATAGATTTTTTGGGTTTATATATAAAACAATCTATTGGCCAGAATCTTCTATTTCCGGTTTCATCTCTTAAAAAGTTAGTATCATTTGCAGTTCCAAAGAAGGCACATCTTCTTGGATATTTTTGGGCTCTACGCCCATAAGAAGCCCGAAAGATGTCATCTGTTCTACTTAAAAAGTTTTTTACCAGGTTCAACTCTGACTTTCTTAATGAACTAAGCTCCCCCATTTCAAGTATCCAACTACCTTGTATTAACTCACAAGCATCTTTACCTTCAACATTTACTAAACTATCATTGTACCAGTCCATACCTAATATTTTTAAAAATGTACTCTTACCTACTCCTTGTGGCCCGATTAAAATAGGCATATTATCCCATTTAATTCCTCCATAAATAGCCCTTCTCACTGCTGCAACTAATGACTTTTCAGATATTTCTCTTGTATAAATGTTATCTTCACAACCTAAGTAATCTATGAATAGAGTTTCTATTCTCTTTTCTCCGTCCCATTGAGTTAGACTAACTCCATCAATAATCTTATTTGTAGAGGTGATTCCATAAAAACTTTCTAAATACCATCTAAGTCCTGCATCATCTGTATCATTCCAAATTCTGTCAGGAGTTTCAAATTTCTTGTCCCAAGGTACTCCATCTCTTACTAATATCCTAGAAGAAAAGATGTCCTTAAAAATTTTAAACTTTAATTCTTTATCATTTCTTAGAATTAAAATTATGTTGGCCAGAGTGCTAAGTGCTTTCATACCATCTGTACTGTACTGGATATTATCTTTCCAGTTGTCATCATCTTCAACTATTTCACCTTCCAGAACTTCTGTATTCTCATCATTGATGATTGAAAATTCTGCAATAGCTTTTTGTTGTCTTTCTTTTAATAAATCTTTTCTAACATCTGTCTTTGCCATTACCCATTCTTTCATAGCAAGCCAAGAAGGTAGTTTGGCCACAGGAGTATTAACTTCTGCTTGTATATCTAAATGTCCAAATTTATGCAATCTTACTAAGTCAAAAGCATTCACTAATTTTTGACTACAAGGGTCAGTAGCATGGTGAGAATATAAGAAAAGTCCATCTTGATACACAATAGCTCCAGCAGTAGTACTTCCACCTATAAAAGTTAATCTGTCAGCTACATCGCAAGGTTCATATACTCCTGGTAAAAATTCATCTATGGCTTGATAGATGTTAAACCTTCTGCAAAATGCTCCTACCATTCCCTCTTTCTCTAAGGGGTTTTCTTGCTTTTTTAACATATTTTGATGGAGTTTTTGTGCATCAGGAACTTCTGGCCAGCTTGTTACATCTTTCCAGTCTACATACATATTAAGTATGGCCGTACCATCTAACATAGGTTTATCGGCATAAGTAAAGACATAATCACTGTCAATAGAATGGCTAGGCCAGTACATTAATCTAACTGCTTGAAAGGTAGTAGGGTCACAATATCGTAACCCTATAAACTCTGCTACCTTTCTTGCAATAGGTTCATATTCTTCTGCTGTAACATCTTCGGCTAATGGAAATATAACTCTTATTCTAGGCTTAGTAGTTTGGTGCTTACGAGTGCTATATACTACATATGCACAACCTAAACTATTAAGAGTTTTAATAATCTTAGTATCATCCTTATAAGCTAAGTTGTCTAAGTCAAGAGTTATTAAACTTCTACTTTCAACTGCTTCGCTTCTTCTTAGATTCCCTTTTAACTTTCCTCCAACAAAGCCTCCGACATCTTTAATATCATCTTGCTTAGACTTAGAATAAGATAAGAACTCATCTAATGTTTCAGCTGTTACTTTTGGCTTTCCTAATCT